CATTGATTCAATCTCTAAAGAAACAAATATTCTGCCTAATCGTTTGAAACCCGCCTTCACTTCTATGGCAGCATTTGCAAAAACCACTGGGATGGATACAGCAGATGCATTAGATTTAACTAGCCGAGCAACTAAAGCGGCAGCCGACAGCGCTGCTTTTTATGATAAATCAATTGGCGAAGTCTCTGAGAGTTTACAGTCGTATTTAAAAGGAAACTACGAAAACGATGCAGCACTTGGGATTTCATCTACTGAAACAACACGAAATGCAGCTGCAAATAAGCTTTACGGCAAATCATTTAACGACTTATCCGAAGCCCAGAAGCAGTTAACGCTTTTGCAAATGGTTGAGGATGGTAACAAGTTATCAGGAGCATTAGGACAAGCTGCACGTGAAGGTGGCGGTCTAGAGAACGTTATCGGAAATATGAAACAAGCCGTCACGGATTTAGGGGCAGCTTTTGGTGCGCCGTTGCTTGATCCATTTCTTGCAATTGTTCAAAAAATTAGTGGAGCGATGGCAAAACTAGCAGAAGTGTTTAGAGAAAATCCTGCGCTTGTATATGTTGTTGTAGGTGCAGTAACAACTCTTGCGGCTGCTTTAGGTGCTGCTTATTTAGCAGCTAACAATTTTGCAAAGCTAAAAGCAATAATGTCTGGTGTGAAAGCTGGTTTTTTAGCATTAACAAGCCCAGTCGCGCTAATTGTTCTAGCAATCGGCGCACTAATTACAGCCTTTGTTTATTTTTATAAAACCAGTGAGACATTTAGGGCGAAAGTTGATGCTATGATTAGTAGTCTCAAGCAGTTTATGGTTCCTTTAGGTGATGTGGCAAGAGGTATAAAGATTTTCTTTGATCTCCTAAAAACAGTTTTATCTGGTAATGCTTTACCGGCTGAAATGGAGAAGTTAAGAAGTTCTTTTACAAAAATGTTTCCAGAATCTTTATGGAACAGTATGACACAATTTGCTTGGAAAATTAATGATATCAAATTAGCTATTAAAGCAATTGCTGGAATTGCCACAGGATCAATTACATCATTCGATCAATTAGAGGAAACTTTAGGCGGAGCATTTGGAGAATCAGGAACAAAAAATATTAAAGCTATCGGAGAATCAATTAAATCATTAATTGATTGGTTCAAAAATTTGGTCAGCCCCGTAAAATCGGCAGCAGATAGTTTTGACGTTGTAAATATAGCATTCGCCATTTTGAAATCAGTTGTGTTAGCTATGCTAGGTCCGATAGGTTTAGCAATAAAAGCATTTGAATTGATAGCCAAAGTAATTGGTGGAGGAGATACATCAAAAGGCATTCAGAAAATAATGTCAGGTTTCGATTCCTTAGCGACTGGTTTGCAAAAAAATGGGCCTAAAATTGGGCAATCTGCTGGTAAAGCAATTGAAGGAATTCTCTCTGCTATTGCTTCTGCATTACCTGGTATTATCTCAGGAGGATTGCAAATAGTTGCTGCTATTGTATCTGGAATTGCACAAGGTCTACCTTCACTAGCAATGTCTGCCAGTCAACTAATTATGGCGTTCACCGCAGCTATGCTTATTCTAGTACCGCAAATCGCTTTATCAGCAACAGCAATCATTGTGGCTTTATTAGCAGCTTTAACAGCAGGGTTACC